AATAATAAAGTGGGGTTAACATACTAATACTTATAGGGAAACATCCTTCTTGATTGTAAGACTCCATTGTGTATTCTTTCACAAATAATAAATATTTCTCTTGATAAGATGTCAGAAATATATCTAATTTTCCTATTGTACTTATATCTAAAAAGTTTAATTGCTTTAGAAGAATCTCACTTGACGTAATATTATTTATTGCACAATTACTTATTGACTGTATAATTGAGATCGCACTCTTAATGACTTGGCTATTATTAGCAAATGAAATAATTGAAGCTTGATTAATTTCTATATCGTTAGGAGTATTCTCTATTAATTGGGGCAATCTCTTTTCATAAGATTTTAAGTCTTTTTTTAATCTGTCAAATTCAATATCTGCAGTTTCGAGTAAAGCTGATAATCTATTAAATGATCTTATAAAATTATCAGGAACAGATACTGCACTCTTATATCCTAAATCGTGTTCAATCTCTGCCCATGCGTGCTGTAATATAGAGCGTATTTGTATTTCAAATTTCATATCTTTGAATGGTTTAAATTCAGTAAGATTGCATCTTTCTTCCTTAAAAGATGCTACATAGTGCAAAGAACGATACCCGAATACATCATTATCGAGCTTTCTTTTATCTACGCTATTCTCTACATCAATATTAAATTCTTTCTTTATCATTTCTGCGATAGTATCCACGTCACTATCTAAGTATGTAAT